GTTTCCCAGTCACGATCCGGGAGCTCGTGGGTTTTGGCGTCGGTCTCGATCGGCCGGGATCCGCGTTTGGCGATCCATTCGTCGATGATCGTGTTTCCGTCGTGGACTCGGATGATGGAGCCTTCGTCGTCGGCGATCACTTCGTCGAGTCGGTCGAATTTGGCGAGGTTGACGGCAACGCGTGCGCTACCGGCGGTGGTGAATAGGCCTGCGGTGCCGGTGCCGGTTCCTGGGACGACGGGAAGCGATGCGATTTTTTGTTTGAAGTCGAGCAGCCACGGCAGAGTGTGGACTGAGTATCGGAGTTTCAGGCCCACTTGTTTCTCCAGTCGGCTGCAACACCGACGTCGGTGGTGAAGGTTTGCGCGGCGTTTGGGGACCATTTCATGGCGAAGTCGTCGGTAAATGTGATGAACTCGTCTTGGTCGACACCGGCCTTTTTGACGGTTCTGTCTCCGAAGTCGGCAATGTAGGTGCCGGCTCCGGCGGCGGCGTCGATGGTGATCCTGTTGACTTGTCCTAGGTCGTCGGTGTGTTCGGCGTAGCCGGGCCCCGCGAAAGTGAGGACCATGTCGTCGATGGGCCTGTCGCCGCCGGTGGTTATGACGGGCGGGGTTGCCGAACCGACGGAGGTGGCGGTCACATCCTCCCAGAACACTCCTGGGTTGATCAGGGGGAGGAGATATGCGAATCGGTTTTGGGTGGGGAGGGGCTCCGCGGCGAGTTCGACGTGGGCTTGGATGTCTCCTTTGAAGGGGTCTGTTTGGCCGACGGTGACGAGATCTACCGATGAGAAGATTTCGGCGAGGGTTGAGAGAGCCTCATAGGCTGCGGTGGTGGAGCCGAACGGCAATCCGACTTCGAGGAGGATGTCGGCCTCTCGGTAAAGCTTGTCGGGTGTGTGAACTGAGCCGTGTTTCCCGGAGATCTCCAAGTTGGAGCCGCGTTTGGCGCCGTGGGAGTATTTGAGGAATCTTGCCCATCGAACAATGGTGAGAATGTCGGTGCCGGCGAGAGTGATGGGAGTGCTCACCGTGGGTTAACCTCGGCAAGATCGACCATCGATCCGAGCCCGGCCGCTCTTTGTACGGCGGCCATGATTTCGTCGGCTCCGTTGATGGGTCCATTGAGATTGATGGTGGGACCTGCCTTGGCCGTTTCCCCGACTTTGGATAGTGCTGCAACTAGTTCTTTTGTGTCCGTGTTGAACACTTGGTTGGGGAGTATCTGACCGGCCGTGTGAGGGGTGAAAAGTTCGGGGCCTTGCTCTCCGACTAGGACTGTTTCGTTTGCGGACACTGGACCACCAGCAGCTAGAGCTTTGCTGACAACGGCCCCACCTCCACCGCCTCCGGTGGTCGTGTTCGTGATCTTGTTCGTGATGGTGTTGACCACGTGACGCGGGGTGAACAGGTCGTCGTATTGCGCGGCGAGGATTACTGCCTGGTCGTAGGTGAGTCCCATTTCGACTTGTTGGTCGATGAATTCGGCTCGGGTGAGCCCGCCTTGCTCGATCAGCCGGCGTTGCGCGGTTCGGAGAGCTTGGTTGGCGATAGACAGGTCGTCGAGTGCTGCCAGGTATTCGGGGGAGTTAGCGCCGAAGGTGTCGAGAGATTCGGTGACGGCATCCTGTTTTTCGGCGACGGTTTCTTGGGCGTCGCTGACGTTGCGGAGGGAGTCGGTGCGGGCGTCCATCAGGTCGAAGAAGGCTTCGTGGGCGGCCATGTTGGCTTCGATTTGTCCGGTGGTGTCTTCAACGACGCTGCCATACTGCTGCCACGTCATTTCGCCGCGGCGGATGCGATCGCGGGTTTCGCCGAGGGCCGGGTTGAGGTTGCCTGTTAGTACATTCCCAGTCTCTGTGAATGCTGGGATCAGTTGGCCGCGGAGGACTTGGTCGGCTCCGATGTCGGTGAGGCGTGCTAGTTCGTAGTTCAGTTTTTCGTCGAGGACACTTGCAAGGACCTCCGCTTGCTCGGATGAGAGCCCCATGGAGTCGACGAGGAAGTCCAACCCGCCACGAACTTTTTCGAGTTCCCCGACGGATAGGCCTGCTATGTCGATGAGTTCCTCTGCCTCGAGAGTGAACCGTTCGAGTACGTCTGCCGATTTTCCGCCGTCGCGGATGATGTTGTCGTATTCCTGGCCGAGTTGGAACAGTGCACCAGCCAAGAGTTCGGCGGATTGTCTGTCCTGGCCGGTGATCGTGGAAAGCCGGTCGAGTTCGTCGATGAGCCCGGTGATTGTCAGCAGTTCGGTGGCGGCCGTTTCGAGTGCGGGGAGTAGCAGCGCACCGATCGACTCTCCGATCTGTCCAAAGGAGTTGGAGATTTTGTCCGAGGCGTCCGCCGATGCGGCTGCTGTACCGCCGAGTTGGGATTCGAGTTCGGAGAGAATGATCTTCTGCGCGCCCATTAGGTCGCCGGCTTCGACCATTGTTTTGATGATGTTTTTCTGTTCGGTGTTGAAGGTGAGCCCTGCCCTTGAGAGGGCTCCCATTTGGCTGACCGGGTCGTTGAGGGCTTTACCGAGCTGGAGAGCAGCCGACGAGGCGTCAGTACCCATGACGGATCCGACGTCGAGCATTAGTCCGACAGTTCGATCGAAAACGTCGTTTCCTTCTCCGGCCTCGTTGCGGAGGTTTTTGAACGTGAGGAGTACGTTGGCGCCTTCCTGAACCACCTCGTCTTGCACACCTGTCATCGCGCTTAGTTTCCGACTCAGCTCAACGATGTCGTCGGCGGTGACGTTGGCTGCACCGCCGGTTTCTTTGATGATCTGTTCGGTGTTAGCGAGAGCCGATGCCGACTGCTCAGCTGCCTTCACTGCTGACCAGAGTCCCCGTCCAACAGCGGTAATCCCCCCGATCACGGCTGCGCTGCGGAGGACTGTCCCGAACCCCGACATTTGGGTTTTGGCTGATTTGGTTTCGGTGCTGATCCTGCCGGTGGCTGTTGCGGCGTCGCGGGCTTCCCGCTTGTACTGCCCAGCTGCCATCTCGAGGATGACTTTCAAGCGTTCAGTCGCCATCTTCATCCTCCCTCGGCGGGAACCACCCGAAGGTCACCCCGTGTGTGTCGGCCTGCCGTTCTTTGTTCTGTTGAAGGGTTTTCAATTGGTAGGGGTCCATCTCCGCGCATATCTCGCAGATCAAATACCCTGGTTCGAGGCCTTCTCGGTCTTCCCAGTCGTAGTGTCCGCACCAGAACCTGGTTCGGACTTGCTCGTGCCAGAGGGCAACGATGTCGCGGTCGGCTGGAAGCCAGACGGGTTCTCCGGACAGGACGGTGCGCCCGAGGAACACCGAATATGGAATGGCGTTGGTGACGACATATTCAACCTGGGACCGGAAGTGGGGGTCTTTTTCGAACCGGTCCCTCAGATAGGGCGGGTGGATACCTCCTGGTTCACCTTCCAGGCGACGTTCCAGAGTTGAGTCCAGATTGCATCCGACCAGTCGCCCTTCTCCCACATCTCCAATACTTCCGATGCGGAGGATTCGGGGTCGACCATTGACGCTCCGATGAGGAGCGGAGCGAATTTCTCGTAGTCCCACTCTGGCGCTGGTCGCGCGACCAACGGGGTGGCCTTTTGAGATTCCTTCCACCGGTCAAGTTGGGTTGATGTTGGCGGGCATTCGGCGACCATCTCCGCTACCCGGTGACGAGGCAGGGCTTTGAACGCGAAGTGAACCGCTGCTTTGTCGGCAGCGGTTTCCGCTTCTTCAACGGCCTTCTTCAGTTGTGCTAGCTCAGATGACAATCCTTTGTCGGGCTTCGCGTCGTCACGTCGGCCGCGCGTGAGAGCCGAACGAGCCTGGTCCAGTTGTTCTCGAATTGTGTCGTCGAGGACAACTTTTACGGATGCCTGCCGTGGTTTGTAGTCGAGGTCCTTCAGGCTCACGTCAGGGCGAGGTCCCGGACGACCGGCTCGGTGATCTCCATCGGTATCGACATCCGGCGGGGGTCAGTCCGCGGGGTGTTGACGTCCGATTTCGTCCCGACGGTGACCGCAGCAGCGTCACAAACATCAGCGGCGGCGGGGGTTCCGTGGTCGCCAGCTGCGATGTTGCCACCCTCGAATTTGACAATCCAGTAGGAAGTGTCGTCGTCGAGGGCTGGTATCGCGACCGCGCCGGTCTTTCTACGGAAAACTTCGACGGCGAGACTGTCGAGGGTAAGAGTGCCTGGCTCTTTGGTGTCCTGCCTCGAGGAGATCGTCGATGTGTCCATCGAATTGTCGGTGCCGGCGAAGTCAACTGGGCTAGGCAAGTCCACATGGACTGCTGTACCTGCGATGACTTCGGCGGCGGTGATGGCTGTTGGCCAGCCGGCGGGTTCGGATGCGAGGACGTAAACGCTTTGTTCAAAGCCTCCTGGGGTGGGCATTATTTACTCTCCTTGTTGCGGGTTGTTTTCTTGGATCTGGCGAGACGCCAGCCACGGGCTTTCCATACCTGCTCATAGGAGCGGCGGGAAACGGTGGCGGTGCCTCCTGTTTCTGGATGGGCGATTTCCACTTTCTCCACGTTGCCTCCTAGCTCACATAGATGGTGAAACGGTCTGTGGTGTAGAAGACGACTCCGTCGTCGTCTCGTAACACTCCGGAGCCGAGTTGGAGTTCGATCGGTGTGGCTCCGGTAAAGGCTGGGGTGACTCCGAGGAGAGCTTCGCGGGCTTTGGCTTGCATCCACTGGGCTTCGGCCATGGTGTCACCGACGCATGTCACTTGGAAGGTTTGGACTGCGATTTGGTGGGGGTCTGAGAGTCCGCCTTCGTTTCGGGTGTCGGGGAGGGGGTAGAGGACCATATAGGGCGCTACGCCGGCTTCGGGCCTTTGTGCCTGTCCGACGCTTTTCCCGGTGCCGGCGAGCAGGGTCGTGACTGCTGCATAGAGCGGTTTCGTCTCGTGGACTGTGTACGTCATGTCAGCCGGCGGATGATTTCGGAGCCCAGATCCCGGGTGGCGGGGCGGATGAGCTCGGTGATAGCTGGCACGAGGGCAGGCTGAGGAGCCATGTGTGCTGTCCCGTACTCGTTGAAGACGGAGTGTTCTGCGTCGGATGCGGCTCCGTCTGGCGTGACGCGGATCGAGTCGCGGTATTCGCCGGTGTCGACTTCTACGCGCTGCCGCCAGCGGTCGGCCACCTTGCGCGACCATTCGTCCTGCCAGGGCTCCTCGAGGACGGATGCGTGTGTGTTGAGACGGTCTGCGAACGTGTCGATGTCAGTCATCAACCACCGCCTTGGTCTCGTAGTGCCTTCTCGTCAGGTATGAGTCTTGGAAGGTGCGGAGGACTGTCAGTGTGGGAATGTTCGGGTCGAGAGTTGATGTGACCACCACCTCGTCGAGCTCCTTGAGCTCAGCGGCGTCGTACGGGAGGTAAAGGTCGTAGTCGACTTGTTGTCGTCGGGCCTCTCCAAAGTCTCTCTCACGGGCTGAGGCGGGCCTTACCAGGCATGCTCCGTTGTACGGTGTTGTTGTCGGGTAGGTGGTTTGCCCGTTTGCCTCTGAGAAACTGGGGCTGTCGAAGTCGTGCCGGGTGACGACGCAGGTGTCGACGAACCTGGTGGCCCACTGGGTTCGGAGGAAGGCGACGGTGGTGGAGGCAACGCTCATGCGATGACTGGGTTGCGGTATTTGCGGAGCTGGTCTTTCTCGTCGCCGAGGAGAAAAACGAAACGTGACAGTCCGCCGCCGAGTTCAATGTTGGCGCCGCCTGAGGCGTATTTGACGGAGTCAGATCCGTCGAGTTTCACTTCTGTGATCCCGCCGAGTCCTACGCCTGGTGGTGCTGCAGCGTTGGCTGCGCCCTGTTTGAAAGCGCGGGCGACGACTTCGGTGCAGACGCTGCGGAGGTGTTCCAGTTCTGAGTCGTGGGTCCCAGCTAGGAACCCGCCGGTGTAGGTGACTTCGACTCCGAGGATTTTGGTGTTTTGCCAGTTCTTGGGCGTTCCGCTGGACACTCGGATAAGGCGGCCGGACTCGTCGAAAAGGTAGTCTTCGTCAACGGTCAGCGTTGTTCCGTCTTCTTCTACTGAAGCGACCGCTGTGACCGGCCAGTGGGTTAGGTAAATCTCGGGGTAGTGGCCGTCGAACTTCTCCGCTCTTGCAGCCGATTCGAGCGGTCGACTGGTTTCGGCTTCGATGAGTGCTTGGGCGGCGGCTATCAGGGTCGTTACGACATCTTCTGGTTCAGCCGTGATGTCCCATTGGAGACGCTTCTCGACGTCTGCCTGCGTGCAAAGTGTCACAAGTAGGCCTCCTAGAACGGCGGGTTCTTGTCGGGTGTCGCTGGAACGTAGGCGACTGGGTTTGGTGTTACGCCGACCGGGTCTGGTGTGTAACCGGCGGGGTCGGTCTGCCACCAGGGGGTCCCGTCGAGGATCAGATTGTCCGTGACCGTGTCGGTGACGCCGACGGTGTCTGACGCCGATCGAGCGATTAGCCCCGTTGTTGTGACCGTTGTGGTTGCGCCGACTGGTTCTGTTGCTGTTCGAACGGTTGCAGCGATCCGGCTTGTCGTATCCGCAACACCAGTGTTGTCGGTGATTTGAACGGTGATCGCTGTTGTTGACCCGGTCGTGTCCGCCGCTCCGACGTTGTCGGTGATTTCGACGGTGATCGATTTGGCTGGTAGGGCGGTGTCGGTTATGCCGGTCGGGTCGGTTGTTTCCCTGGTCCCGTTGTGGATCCGGCTGGTGGAGTCGGCGACTCCGACTGGATCGGTTGCTTCTTCGGTTCCTGCACCTGATTTGGCGTCGAGGACGGTGTCGGTGGCTCCAACCGTTTCGGTGACTGATCGGATGTAGGTGAGGTTACGGCTGGTGGAGTCGGTGACACCTACAGCCTCATCGAGGCTGGCTGTTTTGGCCGCTGTCGGGGTCGTCGAGTCGGACACTCCCGCCGAGTCAGTGGCTGAACGCCCGGCGACGGAGGTTTTGGAGACGTCGTCTGTGACACCGACCGGTTCGTTGATTGTCTCTGAGCCCGCACCGGAAACGGAGTGGGGGGTTGTGTCTGTGACACCGACCGGTTCTGTTGGGATTCTGGCGGCGTTGTGGATCCGGGTGGTGGTGTCGGTGGCTCCGACGGTGTCGTCGATGGAGCGGGCTGCGGAGAGGACAGTGGTCACGGAGTCAGCAACGCCGACGTTGTCGGTGGTTGTACGGGCTGCGGTTACTGCCCTAGCGGTTTGATCGGTGACACCGACCGGATCAGTGACGGTTTGGGTTTCGGATTCGGCTTCGACCGGGGTGACGGTGGCGGTGGTGCCGACGGTGTCGGTGATTTCGACGGCGATCGTTTTGGCTACCGCGGTCAGGTCGGTGACACCTGCCGGATCCGTTGCGGACCTGGCAGCGGCGACATTGCGGGTCGTGGAGTCTGTTACTCCGCCGGAGTCGGCGACTTCTCGTGCAGCTGTAACAGCTCGAACAGTCATGTCTGTGACACCGACTGTTTCCGTCACGGTTTCGTTGGCAGCTCCGATGATGGAGTGGGGGGTTGTGTCTGTGACACCGACCGGTTCTGTTGGGGTTCTGGCGGCGTCGACGACTCTTGATGTGGAGTCTGTTGCTCCGACCGTCTCAGCGATCACCCTGGTAGCTGCCCGGGTGGGAGTCACGGAGTCGTTGACACCGACCGGTTCGGTGATTTCGACGGTGACCGTTTTGGCTGCCGTGGTCTGGTCGGTGACTCCGACACTGTCGCTGATTTCCACCGTGATGGATTTGGCGGCGGTTACCGAGTCGCTGATCCCAATGGGGTCGTCTGTTGATCTGGTTGCGGCGACGACTCGAGTGGTGCTGTCGGTGATGTCTGCGTCGTCGGTGACTGTCCGGACTGCGTCGACTACGTGTGCAACTGAGTCGTCTACGTCGGCGTCGTCTGTTGGTGTGGCTGTGTGCGCTGTGCCGGATGATTCGAGGGTGACTACAGCGACCGAGAGCCAGCGGGTTCCGCCGGACATGGCGAAGGTGCCCATGTCGTAGGGTGAATCGGCTGTGACACCGACGGAACACACGGCTAGCCATGCGTCTCCGACACCGCCAGCGTCGACGTAGGTGTTGTTGTCGGATTCTGGGTATGTCGAAACGGTACGTCGTGCGTCTCCACCACAAGCGAACCCGGTGATCCTGGCGTCGGTGCTTACTGGTGTCCATGATGCTGACGGTGGGTTGGGTGAGCTGCTAGATCCGGTGGCGGCTCCGGTGACCGTCGGTGCATCGGTTGCGAAATCGGTGTCGACACCGTCGGCTGACCAGTATGCGTATGAACCGCCGGTGTCCCACGAGAAATCGACTGAGGTGTCGGATGTGTTGGCTTTGTATGCGGCGACCCATGTGACATCGGCGGTGGAGTCGTATTCGAAGGGGCCGAGGAGAGTCCACCCGGATGTGTCGACTGAAAGGTTGTCGCCGGTGACGTGCAACCCTTCGATGGCGACCACTGCGATTTTGTCGGCGGTGCCCGATGACAGTGTCACCGAAACCGATGTGGGTGTTCCACCGTCGGTGGCGGTGTTGACGTTCGTCCAGGCTGCTGGAGCGGCCATTACGCGAGCCTCATTCGGATCTCGGTCATGTCGTTCCAGTTGTCCAGATTGGAGACCGGCAATGTGAGGGTGTGTTGGCCGGCTGCGTAATCAGAGTTGATCCACGACCCGCCGACAGCATCGTCGATTTCGAGGTGGATCGTTCCGCCGGTCACGGTCAGGATTACGTCTGATTCGAGTGGGCCGTTGCCGTCTTGGTTGTACGGGTTGGTGTCGGTGTAGTCGATCTCGAGGACAGCTGACACACCTTCCACTTCGAATGAGTGCAGCACCGGTTTGATGTGGCACCATTCTGCGATGTCCTCCGCGGCGAGTTTGAGGTCGTCGAGGGTGTAGTTGGTGAGTTCGCCGGCCAGCATGTAGCTGATCGCCAGGTAGGCCATTGATGATGTGTTGCCGTCTTCTCGACTGAAAATGGAGAACCCGTTGAAGTCGTTGTCGCCGGAGTTCCCGTCGATGAGCTGTTCCCACCCTTTAGCCGACGTGTATTTCCACAGTTCGACGTCGCCGTTCGTGGCGACCGTTTGGATGGTGACGCATTCTTCGTCGATGAAGACGGTGTCGATGTCTCCGCCGTCCGAACCTGGGTCGGTACTGGGGTCTAGGTGAGCCGGGCCTGACCCGTCGCCGTCCATGACAACATGGAACGGGCCGCCTTCGTTGGATAACCCTGACTGTGTGCCTTGCACATGTTTGTTCGGTGGGCCGTCGCCCTTCTTCGCTGAATGGAGAACGTTTCTGATGCCGGTGCCGGTCAACCATTTGTGGGCGGTGATCGTGAACCCTGGAACCGTGTACGAGCTCGTCCAGTCGAAGTCGAGGTGTGCTGCCCCGTCACCCTCAATGCTCGGACGGCGGAAGTGGGTCGACGCTCGGTAGACGGCTTCTTCGCCGTTGTCGGCGGTCGAATCGGGTTCGTTGCCGGTCTGGTCCTCGACGGCTGCAACGGTTTTGGCTCCGTCTGTGTGGCCGGTGACCTGTGCTGCGTCGATCGCCCACCAGATGTCTGCTGGTGCGAGATCACCTGGGTATTCGAACACGAGAGGTCCACCACCGGCCGGGGGATCCTCGACGACTGTGTCTGCGACACCAACCGGTTCTGTAAGAGCTCGGATTGCGTCGACGACACGCGCCGCCGCGTCGGTGACACCAACATTGTCGGTGATCGTTTCTGTGTGGCCGGTGGCCGCGACCAACGAACCGAGGTCGATGAAGATAGCGCCAGCTGCATCGGAGACGTCGTTCCCACCGGAGTTCTGCGATGTCTTGATGTACTTCTCGAAATTGACTGTGTCGTCGGCCGAGACCGCCCCGACGAACGTCGACGTGATGACAGCGTTCTTGGTGTCGTCGCCGCCCTGCTCGCCGCGTTGAAAGTCCGTGGCATCGGATTGGGCTTGGTCGACACCTTCGATTTCGAGACGTGTCGAATAGTTGCCGCGAGTACCCGACGACGCTGTCCGTTCGACGAGTAGCGACGCGAGGATGAATACGTCGGTGGCTGACGTGATGTCGACAGCTGTGTTCGACACTCGGCTGAATGGTGAGTCCTCTTCGACTGTGGTCCGGAAGGTGTTGATGTCGACGGTGCCGGAACCGTTGATCGTCTGGTTCCCGGTTTCGTCCTCATAAACACCGATGTTCGTGCCGACGGGGAGTGCAATAGCGAACATGCCTGCTTCGGTGGCCGACAGTGTCCATGTGCCGTTGTCGAACGTGCCCCAGAGGACAGCATGATTGTCGACGTAGCCAGCAATGCGTAGGTCAACGTCGAGGTCGGCGACAGATGGCCTGACCAGTCCGATCCCGTTCGGGACTGCGTGTTGGTCGGCTGAGTTGCGTTGGTATGCGTAGCCGGCCGAGTGGTGCATCGGGTCGTCGTTGTAGAACAGTTTCGACACTCGAGTTGTTCGAGCTCCACCGTTGTCGGAGTTTTTCGCTCCGTAAACAATCAGGTATGGCCGGCCGGTTTCTTTGAGTCGGATGTCTTGCCCGTTTTCCAACGACAACACCGTGTCGTCGGTTTCGGTGATGACATCCCACCCGGTAGTAACCGAATAGCCTTCACCGCCGTACGCGCCAGCTGTTGGAGTTCCGACGTGAAGATATGGGATTCCTGTGGTCGTGTCGGTGAGCCGGACCAGTTTCACATACGTGTTGTTGTGTGTGCCGGCAGGGGTGCCCGCACCGGCGTCTCTGATCGCCTGGAAATCGAACGTGTCAGACGTGCCGTTGAACGGGAGCACCGTCGGCACACGTGCATGCTGGAAGTCGTTGGAGTTGTTCCGGCCGTAAGACGACCCATGCCACCCGACGACGTCGGTGGAGTTCTTCCGGCCTTTGTACTCGCAGTTCGACCGCTTGTTGTGTGTCGCCTCGAATTCGGCTTCGGCGATGATCAGGTAGTAGCCGGCCTGGTCCGGTCGGAACACACCTGCGGAAACCTCTGTGACGATGTTGTCGGGGTCTGATGTGATCGACCCGAAATCGAACGCCGCGTACGACGTTCCCGGCATCGCCTGACCCGACCCTGAGATTAGAGCGGTTTCACCGGCCATGACTCAACCCGGCCGGTTCGATTGGAGAGATCGGAGGGCCATCCGCGACCCTCCTTTCTCTAGCTGGTCGGCTTCTTCTTACCGCAGATCCGACATGCCTTCGACTTGATGGTCTTAGCCTTGCCGGTTTTCGAATCGTCGACCTGTTGGACAACGTTGCCGTAGTCGTGGTCGTGTTTCGGATATGCCATGTGTCTACGCGCCTAGAACGTCGAGGTTCCATGTGACCTCGAGACTGTCACCTGATTGTTTGTCGATGGTGGACCCGAAGACGAACCTGGCGACGGTGTTACCGGCTGCGCCGGCTACGTCGGTTAGGGGTGTCTCGTCGGTGAGGACCACTTCGGCGATGGCACTGTTGGTGACGTCGCCTGCTACCCATGTGCATACGTGGATTACGCGGTGTCCTGAACCGCCTCCAAGGTCGGATTCGGTGGCTGCCGCGTCGAGGGCCTCTTGGGATCCTGAGATGTAGGTGACGATGGCGGCGCCGGCGCCTGACTTGGCTGCAGCCGTTGCGCCGGTTCCGAGCCGCATCCCTGTGACGATGTTTTGGGCGTCGTCGAAGATCCGGTTTGCGATGTGCTCGTCGCCGTAGTCGGTGACCAGGTTCTCGCCGCGTTCGTGGAACTTGATGTTCCCGAATTCGTCTCGGAGGGTGACCTCCACGTTGGCCCTAACGTCGAATTTCGACTTGGGGCCTCGGGACCAGCCTTTGCTTGTGAGTTTCCCAAGGACAGCTGTTACACCGTCCGTGAGACGCATTTTGTCGGGTTGCATCTACTTCCCCTTCTTCTTGGAGGATGGTTCCGCGGCCGGTTCCGGCTCTTCGCCGTTGTCCGCGTCTGTTGCGTCGTCGGGGTCGGCTTCGGGCTCGGACGGCTCCACGTTTTGGGCTGCTTTCGCCTTTTGGGATTTGGCAGCTTTGATGGATTTCTTGACCTCGGTGGCCTTGTCTTTGTCGCCTGCCTGGTTGGCGTAAGCCAGTTCGTTTTCCAGACCCGCGATCAGTCGATCGATATTTTCTCCCATTTGGGATCTCCTTTCACTGGAAGAGGGCAGGAGAACCGTTGGTTGGTTCTTGCCCTGCCCTCTGTCAGTGGGTTACGGGTTGGGTCTAGAAGGTCGGTGCGATGAGGCCGGTGCCCGCGATGACGGACACTGCGTTTGCGTACCGCTCGGCGGTGAACGCCGAGTAGCCGTAGACGACCAGTTTGACGGTGAGGTTGCCGCCGGCGGTCTCCTCGAAGGAGAGCTCCTTGGGCATTCCGTCGCCTTCTTCCCAGATGATCGGGTCGGACGAGCGGAGACCGATGATGCGGTCTTCGTCGGTGCCGGCACCGAGGTTTGTTGGGACGTTGGCGTCGACGAGGACGGGTAGTCCTTGTAGCAGTCCGACCAGTTGGCCTTCTCCGAAGTTGGCTGCGGCGTCGCCCATGGCGTTGCGCGCTTGGCCAGCGTCGGGGACGATCAGTGGACGGTTGCTGGTGTCGAGTGACGCCAGGAACCAACCCCATCTGCGGGGGTGCATGACCCAGAGGTTTGCGGACATCTTCCGGTTGCCGGCGATCTGCTGGACTCCGTCGGCCAGTTTGGGGTAGATCTCAGCGACTGTCGGTGTGGCGTCGGTGTAGGTCACCGAGTTGACACCTGTTGCGTTGAGGACTCCCTTGTGGGTGCCTGACGTGCCGTCGTCGGCGATCGCTGAGGCGTCCATGGCAGCTGCGTACGCTCCGACGAGGTCGTTGTAGATCAGCCGGTCGATGCCGGGTGTGCCTCTCTCGAGCGACTGGCGGGACACGTCTTGCTGTCCTGCGAACGTTCTCACTGGGATGGTGAGGTCGTTGTCGTAGTCGACGTCGGTTTCGGAGACGGCGGCGTTTTCTGTTGCCTGGGGTGCGACGGTCACTCCGGTCTCGCCGCGGGGGATGATCAGGTTCATGCCTTCTGCGGGGAGCGGCTCGGAGCGGAGGGCGTTGATGAACGCTCGTCCGTTTCGGAGCACCGGGGCGAAATCGTCGACCAGGTATTGGGGGACTACCAGTCCACCGAATGCGCCGGTTCCGACGTCACGATGTTCTGGGTCGTTGCGGGCTTCCAAGCCCAGCACTTCCATTTCCCGTTGGTGCTTCTGGAGCCTGTCGGCGGCTGCGAAGTCGGTGTTTCCTCGTTTCCCGAAGGCGCGGAAGGCGTCTGAGAAGAAGGAGTGTCCACCGTTGTCCCGGTAGGTGGTCGGCTCGTTGACTTTCACCCTGGGTTCTGTGGGCTTGTCGGGGTTAGCGGGGTCGGTTTCGTACCGCTTGCGAGCCTCGTCGGCTTTCTTGCGGGACTCTTCCTCGTCGGCGAGCTCTTTTTCGCGCGCTTCGTACTTGGAGCGCTGCTCGTCGATGTCGGCGATCGCCTTGCGGATTTCGTTGAACTTTTCGGATTCCTCGTCGGTGAGGTCTCCGTCGCCGCGCTCTTCGGCCCCGTCAACGATCGATTTGAGCTCCGCCTCTTTGGCAGCTCGATCATCGAGGGCTTTCTTGATTTTGGCGCGGATTTCCTGTAGCAGGTTCATGGTTTCCCTTTCGTTTGGGTTGGGGGTTCCCGCTCAGGTGCCATGACGGGTGGAGTCCAGGTGACATCTCTGTCGGCGTGGGCGTCCGGCGCGTGTGGCGGCGTGGCTGGGGAGGTTTGGTTCTATTTGGCGAGGGTCACCAGCTCGAGTTGTGATCGAGCTAGCGATACAGATACGGAGTCTCGGTTTTCGTCGGTGGGGGGTGTTTCGTTGCGGAGTTGGACGACTGTTGCGGGGTTGGCGGGGTAGGCGACGACTGACACGTCGAACAGTTGGGCTTCTCGGATTATCCGGTGGGTGAAGTCGTCGTTCCATTCCTGTCTCAGCGCCCGGAAGGCGAGGCTCATCTGGTCGATGTCTTCGCGTCTCATTGCTGATGTGAGGCCGGCAACGATGGGGCTTTGCCCGTCGAGGGTCGATTCGACTCTGAGTCCGACCTTGTCCGATTCGAGGTCGAGGGTGGTGGCGTCAACCGACCGGCGGCCGAGTGGCACTCCTGCGGCTGTTCGGGAGTCGTGGTTGATGAGGAGCCTGACGTCGTCTCGTTCGTCGACGCTCTTGTCGCAGGACCCGCGTGAGAATTCTTCTGTCCAGCCCCATGGCGGACCGCCGAACACGTCGTATTCGACTTCGTAGATGGTGGCGTACCCGTCGATGATCGGGTTGCCTTCGTCGTCGGCGCGGATTTCGATCGACCGGCCGCCGCGTCGGTCTTCGGTTCTGGCGTTGCGGTGGGTGAGGATCACGTCGAACCCGGGGACAGGGTCGGCGAGTTGGTCGGCTCCGAACGCGTTGTTGAGTCTTTCGACTACTTCGGCCGGAAGGTTTCTGAGGTCACGAGGCACTTGCTGCTCCTTCGTCGGTTTCTAGGGGGAACGCCCGGTATGGCGGCCACAGGTAGTCGTCGCCGTCTTGGTCTTCTGCGATCGGTGTGAGGTCTTCGAGTTCGCGGACTTCGTTGCGGTTCTTCCATCCGGCGCGGATCGCTGAGTCGTGGGCCCGGTAGCGGTTGGCGAGGTCGACTCGGACGAGGGCGTCGACGTTGAATTTGGCGAAGCGTCCCGGTCGGAGCAGTTTGGTTAGGGCGTTCTCGAGTCGGATGACCCACTGGCCGATCGGGTAGACCAGTCGTGCTATTTGGCGTTGTTCGACGTTGGCGTATGTTTGGGAGGCTCCGGAGGATTCGCCGATGTCTTCTGGTCTGAGTCCGAAGATGGTGGCGATGATCGCCCGGTTTGCTTTGATGGTGTCTAAGAACTGTGATTCTTCGGGGTTGATTTGGATGGCTTCGTATTTCCAACCGTCGGCCATTACTGCTGGTTCTCGGTTTCCGCTGGTCGCTGCTTTGAAAACGTTTTTGACCTTTTGGGCGCCGGCGGCGTCGGTCTTTTTTTCGTTGGTGAGGATGGCTGAGGGGTGGCCGCCGTCGGCGAACCAGTCCGAGGCGAATTGTTGGGCGACTTTGCCTAGTCCGATGGTGTCGGCGACGTATGTGATTGGGGACAGTCCGATTGGGGATCCGGGGAACGTGTAGCCGGTGGTCCGCCAGTACTCGTCGGGGGATAGGGTGACTCCGTTCCATCTCACTTCGAGCTGGCCGAGTTTGCCTTTTCTGCGGACGTGCACTTCGTCGGGGTGGAGGATCTCCGTTTTGAGGGGGTAGAGGAGGTCGTCTCGTTCGGTGATGAGTCCCCAGCCGTTGCCTCGGAGCAGTTTCGAGATGAGCGACTGGCGCCAGACAGCGTCCGAGTCGAGGAGGTCGTTGGGTTCGGACAGTAGGGGGGAGGGGTCTTCTTCTTTGACTGGTCTCCCCGACGTTTTGCGGAATTCGTCGAGGGGGAGCGTTGAGATGAGATCGGCGATGAGGTTGGCTGAGCTCCACACGGCGGAGTGTCGGAGGGAGCTTTCCGCGGAGATGAGCAGCGGCGAGTCGTAGCCTCGGCCGCGGTTGCGTCCTTCGCGCAATGCGAGGAGGGCCTCAGAGAGTGTGGCCGAACGTTGTTCTGCTGGGAGTGCGAGGTTTCTGAGGATGCTCATTGCGGTCTACGCCGCAACGGACCTGCTAACGCTATCCCGAAAACGATCGATGCGATCCCGGCGGTGAACCCGGCGGCGGCGATCCCGTAGCTGATGTAGATGGCACCGACGATCAGGATGGTCCCGAGGACTTCGAGTGCTGAGGAGAGTTTCTGGTTCAAGTTTTCCTCCGGTTTTAGAAGACCGAGTCGGCTGGGTCGGTTTCGGGTTCGACCGATGTGGCAGCCCAGACGGCTGCGGTGGCGGCGACCAGAGGAGAAATGTCGATAGAGGACCTGCGTCTATCCCATGTCCACGTGTCGCCTCTGGGACGGGTCGCGGCGTTGGCGGCGGCGGCGTTGAGGGCTGGCTGGTCTCGGTGTGCCAGGCCTGGCTCTGGTTCCTCGTTGGTTTCGGGGTCTGCGGAACGGACTAGGTCGTAGAACTCTGGTGTGCCTTCGACGCCGTCCCAGTCGACAACTTCGACTTCGGCTTCTTTGAGGTCTTTGATGAGGCTGGACGCTGGAGCGTTTTTGGTTTGTACCGCTACAGACCACTGTTTCCGGTGGGGGTGTTCTGGGTTGGTGAACCATGGGACTACCCATTCGAGGCCTTCGCCGGTGGCGACTATTTCGACGTGGGGAATCCCGTCGGTGCGGAATCCGGCGATTGCGACGTGGGCGAGGGACCGATCCCAGGAGACGTCGACGCTGGCTGTAATGTTCGCTTCTGGTGGGATTTCCGATTTTGGGTCGGCGCAGGCTTCCCATGTTCCGGCGGGGAAGGGTCCTTCGGCGGTGTGGTCGAGGAATTGGCAGAGGACTTCCATGCGGAACACCCATTCGGGGTCGGTTCTCATCGCGGCGAGGATTGCCCGTTCTGTGATCCCGTGGCCGAGGGAGGGGTTGGCTTGGGCCCAGCCTTCCCGGTCGTTTATTGGTGATCCTGGAGGGGCGGACCATTCGAAGATTGCGAGCGAGTCGTCGTCTACGTCGGTGCCTTCGGGGTCGGGTTCGTCTTCGATGGAGAGACCGTCGGGGTCGCCTAGGGCGATGTGGGCGAGTTTGCGGAGGTGTCGGAGGACTATTGATGCGGCGTCGCCGGCGTTGGACGCTCCCCAGATTTGTGCGTGGGCCCGGGCCATGGTGGTTTTGGTGACTGCACCCCAGGCGTCCCAGGATTGGTGTTCTCGGAGTTCGTCGAGGAGGACCAGGTCGCCGGAGAGTCCACGTCCTCCGCGTCGGGACGAAGCTGCGACTTTGTAGCGTTGGCCGCCGACGAGCCGGAGAGCCTTTTTGCCGTTGGTGCGGTCGACGTGTTCGATTTCGTCTTTGAGTTCGTCGACGGAGTTGGCCAGTTGGACTGCGACTCCCCATTGTTCTTCGGCGACGTCGAGGTTTTGGGCGGTGCCGATGGTGAGGGGCCGGCCGAAAACGTACATCCACCAGAGGGAGAGGATGGCGAGGATCATGCTTTTGCCGTTTTGGCGGGCGACGAGAAGGATGAGAGTTCGGAACCGGAATTCTGTGGTGTCGGGGACCAGCTCGAGAGCGTGGATGAGTAGCCATTTCTGCCATGGCCACAGTGAGATCCCGAGGATGTGTTCTGCGAATTCGATTACTTCGAACCCTGCTGATGTTTCTGGTGTGAGTTTGCGGAGTGGCGGGGTCCAGATCCTGGGCGTTTCGTTACCCAGCAGCACGGCCGCCTCTTATGGCTCGGAGGTTGGCGAGCTTCGACGGGCCCTGGTCGGGTTTGATGTCGAGTCTGCTTCGGGCCATTGGGGTGAGTCCGAGTTGTTCGGCATAACGGAGAAACATTGGGATTGTCACGTTGTCCATTGGGGCGTTGGCCGGTCGGTGGTCGATCCCGTCGATAGTGGCGGCGAGGTCCAGTAGTACTGCTACTGCTGGTTTGTCGAGGGGGGTTAAGTGGTCGGCTGTTTCGACCGCTGATCGAGTTGCTTCGAACACTGCCCCTTCGACCTTGACGGTGTTGCGTGGTCGGGGCGGTCTCGGCGGTGGGCCATTTTCGACGAGGGCGATTATCGCGCTCCGGCCAGCTCCGTTGGGGACGGTGTGGTTGAGCGACTCGGCGTATTCGCGCCATGCCTTCGTTGTGGCGCCCTTACCCGATCGGGGCGGGGCTATCGCTGACGACTGGTTTACCCGGTCTACCCATGTGAGCCGGCTCATGATGTCGCGCAGGATTCGAGAAAGGCGGTGACGTCTGTGCTCCATGGGCCGTGGCGGGCAACGACGGCGTTGAACTCTTCGATGTCGTGGGCGCGAATTCTGAGCTCACCGGTTTCGGTATCGACGTTGAAGTGGCAGAGCTCGTGGTCGACGAGAGCGACTCGGGCCGGTGGTGGAGCATCGTCCCACTGTTCGAGTGCGATCTCCATAACGAAAAAGGAGTAGTCACTTTCGGTTGCTTCGAAAAGGTCGTCGGTGGCTTCGCCGGCGGCGGCGGCGACTAGGAATGCATTGAGGCCGAGCACTCGGACGGCCCGACCCAGGACGATGCGGTTGCGGGACCTCGAGGCAGGGGATCGGAACACATACACAATCGGGGCGGCGATGAGGTGCTGGTGGTGTTCAGCGATGAGAGCAGAAGCTGTTGCTGCCACGGTCGGTGCGGGTAGGTAGGTTGCGGAGCCCACGGATCACCTCCCTCAAGGATCGTGACTGGGAAAC